CTATCAGATTTTGGATAAAGAAAACCCCGCCGTACTTGCGCAGAGGGCGGGGTGTTTATCTTATTAGTATAGCTTAAGCCATGATAGCGGCGTTCTTAAGCGCCGTCAGAAGGTTGTTGTAAGCGGTAGTTGCAGCCGTCAGGTCCGCAAAAGTGGACTGATTGGCGATAGTGGCGGCCTGCTTGACGGTTCCGTAGGTGGAAGTCGTCGCGCGAGCCTGCGCCGCAGCGGGGAGCGTCCCGACAATGAGAACGTTCTCCGGGGTACCGTGGCTGTTACTGGTATTAGACTGGGTGAAGCTAACCGGTCTGGGCTTTCCTGATGCCATAATATTTCCCTTATCCGGGGGCCGGAATGGTTACCGGCCCCCTAGAATTTGGTTAGGCTCCGGGGCTCCAGACAACCGCATCCTCGGAGAAGAGCGCCGCGTTCGTGAACTGGCGGAACTTCAGGTCGATGGAGTCGTTGTCGAAGCTGTAAGCCTGGAACGGGTTGTTGCTTGCGCCGCCACCAAGAGCCGTGCCGTTGAAGTTCGACACATAGACCTCGGGGGACGTGTAACCAGCAAGGCGCACGCGGATCAGGACAGGCTTCTCGGTCGTACCAGAAGCCGGAACGAGGTACCAGGAGTTGTCGGTAATCTCGTCAGTCTCGATGATTCCAGCGATGCGGCCCAGCGGGTCTGCCGGGGCGTTGGTCGGACGGGCGACAATGTTGCCGTTCTGGACGGTAACGATACCGCGAGCAATGCTCATGTCCCACTGGATCGACTCTGACTGGCCAAGGCCAACAACGAGGTAGAACCGAGCCGGGATCGGAACGCGGTTACCGTCAGCATCGGTACGAGTACCAACCTGGCGAATCGCAACACGAAGCGCGGCCGGGGTCGCGGGGGACGTGTTGGCAACAGTGTCACCGGAGATGAAGTCCGTACCGGCCTGGAGGCGCGAAGCGGAGGTAACACCGTTCTTCAGGGCGCGGAAGACAACGTGATTGTCGGTCTTCTGACCCACAGTGAGCATGTCGCCCGGGAACTTCTGAACAAGCTGGTAAACGCTGCTCTTGGCCTGCTCCAGCGACCAACCAACCTTGAAACCGCGCTTAGCAACGGCCAGGGTGGCGGACGACTGGGTGTAGCCGAATGCATACTGGTAGGTGTCAAGCTCAGCAACCTTCGGCGCAATACGCTTGCCGTCGTTGTCCTTGCCATTCTCCAGACCGGCGAAGTTGAACTTCAGGTTGTAGAAGGTCATCGGCTCGAAGTCGGGAACAATCTCGTCATCGATGATGGGCGCGAAGTCCGGGACGAACTCCTCGTACTGCGGGAGGTTACGCAGGTTAGTCAGGTGCGCGAACGAGAAGGGGGCATCCGAAGTGGACAGCGACTCCTTCAGGTCGGTACGGGCACGCTCACCAGCGAAACCACCAAGCTTGACGCCCTTGACCATCTCGGCCATAGCCGCAACCTTGCGCGGGTTGACAAACGGGCTGACGGAAAGCTTGCCGCCAGCGGTAAGGTCGAGTTCACTCATCAGAGGTTCGCTCCAAGCAGTACGGGCGTCTTGGTGCCGACAATAACGCCGTCATCCACAACACCGATCTTAACCCCACCAGACGAGGTAAGGGAGTAGGTTCCATCAGCCGTAACGCGGTAGACGGGAGTACCCGAAGCGGTACCACCACCGGAAGCGGCATTCGTGTCACCAGCGGTAACGCCGACGACCGTAAGAATCCAGGAACCATCAACGGCGACGGTCGCAGTGTTGGCCTTATTACCAGCCCCACCGATGCCGACGGTGCCACCGGTAACACCGATGATATTGGCCGGACCAGTCGCGTCACCGCGAGCGGTCAGCGTAATGCCAACCTGATTCGAAATAGGGTGAAGAACCACCGTGCCCGGAAGAGTACCGGACGCAACCGGCCACTCGCGGGTCTTACCCTCGGTGTACTTCTTGTACATGTTCGTAGCCATTAGCCAAACACCTTCCCCAGGTCGAGAGCGTCGCCCTCAATAGTCTCGCCCTTGACGAAACCCTCCTGGACACGAAGCTCGCTGCGGAATTCATCCTCAACGGCCTTCTGGTCAGAAATAGCATCCTTGACAGCCGCGCCATTCCGCACGGCCTCAAGAACAGCCTTACGGGAGCGCTTGGTGAGACCCGACTCGATCAGAGATTCAACGACCTCTGCCTCATCGACCTCAACCGGCTCGCCAGGCTTGAGAGATTCAAGGATGGGGGACGCGGTCGTAATGAAAGACTCAACTACAGCCTTCAGGTCCGCGACCTCCTTACCAAGCTCTTCAATTTCCATAGCGGAAATATCCTTACTTTCGGTTGTGCGGCTCGGCGGGATTGCCGGAACCGTTTCCTCCGGGTGATTTCCCAGAGAAGATTCAATCTGTCGGTATGACTCCATCGCGAGGTCAAAGCGACCACCGCGACCAGCCGCAACAACTAGATCGACGCTCTTGTACGGGTCTTCTGCGTCGAATTCCTCAACGACGGTTTTCCCGCTCTCATCCTGCTCACCGAAGGCACCAATGTAGATGCTCAGGCCCAGGACAGCCCTATATTCCTCAACGAAGTCGCGCCACCGCGAATCGACCTTGAGTTTGCTCTTGAGCTTACCGACGCCATCCTCTTCAACAAACTGAGCGTCCTCCACCAGAGTTCCAGCAATGGTGGTCAGCGACCGCTCCCAGGGCTTAGAAGCATCCTTGGGGTGATCGATGAAGGACTTGGTTCCCTTGTTGAAGACGCCATTTGCGGCTGCCGACTCAAGAAGCTCGCGCGAGTAGACGCCCGAAGAGCCAGCGCCCTCCGAGATGATGGTGACGGGAAAGATGCCGTTCTTGGCATCAGTGGCCTCAGACAGCCGTCCCTGTTCAATAAGTCGCGTACTCATAATCTAACATCTAGCATATCATATGGGATGTTAAATATTTCAGTATTACGAACTTACGCTCCCGTGTCCCCACCAACGCTGTCTCGACGCTGATTCCCGAGGTTGCCCGCGCCACCAGACCCGTTAGACTGGCCCTGGTCGGGGCTCGCCTGCTGAGTGGGCTGAGTGTCATTGGAGAGCGTGCCGGGGAAGTTTGTATTGTTCGGCGTCTGAATACCATCGGGGATGGAGTCACTGACGGGCTTGCCCTTGATCTTGTCCATTTCGCGCTTCTGCTCTTCCGGCTTTCGAAGACCGGTAGCCCAGTACAGCATCTCGGACTGGATAGCGCGGTAAATGCCATCGGCATCAAGAAGGCTATCGAACCACGCCTTAGCGTTACGCGCACCCATCCACCGAAGAATCTGCTCATCGAACTCCGCTTCCTCGGCGCGGATGGCAGCAATGGCGATACGTCCGGGAAGGTCAAGCGTCTGGGCGGACCCGTAAGAGCTACCCGCGGCCCCGGGGTTCGCGGAGAGGGCAATGACCGAAACTTCAAGAGCGGCGGCGGCGGCGGCAAGAATGGCCTGGCCGGAAGAGAAGTCATACCCCTTACCGGCGGTGGCGAGGGTGGCAAGCTCGGGGCCACCAATGGCGACACCACCAGAGCCCTGCTTGTTGCCAAACTGAACCGCAGCGTTTTGAGCACCCTGCTTAGTATCGCCCTTGGCCTGCGCCCAGATCATTGCCATAGCGTCCGACATCTTCTTACCGGCGATGACGAACTCGCGGTACATCCGAATCCACTGCATCGCGGCCAGGGCGTCCGGCGTTCCCCAGGTCCAGCCGATAGTCCGGTTGGCGCGCTTCAGGAAGATACGGTGGGTATAGTCGATAGGCTCGTTGTTATTCTTATACGGAATGAACTTGGCCCTGCGCTTATCCACGAACTCGTCAAGAAAAATCCACGTAGGCTCTACCTTGGACTGTGTATCGTTCTGGTCGATCTGCCGGTTGATACGCAGAGCCCAAATCTCGCTCGGGTCTTCGGGATCAACGAGAATTGCCGTGACACGCTCGATATAGATCGGCTTCAGTAGCTTGGTTGAGTCTTCACCGATATAGATGTTGTGGCCATCGGTATAGCGCGCCTTAGCCCGGGCCTTTCGCGCTGCGGGGCCGAAGAAGTTGCGCTGATTCTGGGGGTCATCAATGTAACGCTGGATACTCCTGTTACCTGCACCTTTGGCACCACCGACATTCTCGTAGTGGATTCCGCCATCCCAGACGTAATTCCCGCGCAGGAGATTACCCTGCTTCATGTGGGCATTGACGGCAGTGAGTTCCCGAATCTGACCGGCAGCATCCTTGATCTGGTCAAGGTCGGGGCCTTCCTCCGCTACAGAGCCACCCAGAAGCTCGTTCCAGCCGTGGTTATCAAGCATGAGGTCGAGGCTGAGAAGACGTTCTTGAACTCGCGAGTATTCAAATTCCAGTCGCTCAAAGTCCGACTGAATCTCCGCAATGGAGTTATCCGTAATGGCCGAGTTTACGTTCTCTTGTGCCTCAGTGATTTTCTGTGCCCTCATGGTAGTTATATCTTAGCATGAGGTATATCACATATTTAGCCCGGAAGACCCGCTCCAGTGAAGAAAGACTCAAACATTTCAATCACATTTTCCGGCTCAGCGGTATATTTCTCGCCCTTTTGCGGTTGATCGAGTCCAGCCAATTCGATAGGATCGAAGTGTGAATAGATAGCAGCATCCAGGTAGTCAGGAGATTTCAGTCCCGCGTCACGCATTTCCTTCTTGCTGGAAATCTGGAGCGCATTCCGGTTGCTGAACTTGAAGGTCTGGGCGATTAGCTCATCCTTCAGCTTCTTGTCGGCACCGTCCAGGTCAATCTCGCCATTCTTCATGCCCTCGCGGAACTTGTCGTATACCCAAGCGCGCGCATTCAACCACTTGTTCTTATCCGGCGAGGAGTTTGCACTCAAGAATCCAACCAGGTCGTAGGTCTTATCCTTGAACTCATCCAGAACCTCCAGCGCGTCATAGACACCGGAACCGGTACCAGCGGAGTCCACGCGAACCTGATCCGCTCCGAGTTCCAGTGCCAACTTGTGAATCCTACGGGCTCCCTCGATGTTGTCTGTCTTGCTCCAGGATTCCACATGCCGAATCTGACCGCCATAGTTGGAGTAGATTACGGTCTCATCCTGTCCGAAGCGTGCGATGTCGCAGCCCAGGTACAGGTAGTCGTCATCCTCGGGCTCAATCTCGGTGCCGATAGCAGTGTCGATAGTGCCCTGCGGGAAGAACGTTGTGTCGTCCTCGCCGGGGAACTCGCCCAGAACCTTAGCGTCCCATCGGGCAGAACCCTCGCCCCACGCGCGCTTCCACTTCTCCACCGTTGCCGGGTCTTGCATACCGGACTCCAGCATTGCTTTCTGCTTGGCCGGGTCGTCATATACGATTTCACCCGTGAACGTGGGAAGATCGAAAGCCGAGATGGTATGACGCTTCCAGTCCTGCTTAAGCTCCTCCTTGGTGAAAATGTCGAAAAATGCGGTTCCACGAGTATCCGGGTTACCAATCGCAATGATCTTGTTTCCGGTACCGGTCGTCACCGCCTCGGCCGCCGTGAACAGACCTTCCGGCACGCCTCCAGCCTCATCCAGGAAGACCGCCGTGCGCTGCTTACGAGTACCCTGGAACGACGCAACGATGTTCTGGTCAGAGGGCTTCTTACCGAACGCGAGGAACTGATTACCGGCAGGAGACTTGTACTTCCACTCCAGGTCTTCGTTGATCCACCCCCGCATGGGCCTTCCATGGACCGCTGCTGCTCCGTAATTGTCCTTCAGGTAAGAGAAGATCACCCGCTCGATCTGATCCAGAGTGGGGGCAGAAACGATGGCCAGGGCCTCATCAATCGGGTAAACGCTTACCCAGTGGCAGATGAGGTCGGCAACGAGATACGACTTGCCCGTACCGTTAGCACTCTTGACGGCTACACGCTCTTCTTCAACATAGTCCGCCGCAATCTCGGCCTGTTTCGTCCACCAACGCTTTCCCAGGGTATCAGCAACCCACGCCTGCGGGTCACGCTCATAGATAGCCGCCTTGGACTTCTCACGCCACTCCTGGAGCACCAGTGGCGTGATGCTCTTGATGTACGGGTTACTGGTCATTGGCGCGGTCGATACTCTCCAGGGCCAGAGGCAGGGCATCCTCCATGATGGTCTGAAGCTCCTCGCGATCAACCTCTGGGTAACGCTTCTGAAGCTCAAACAGCGCCTTCTCGAAAGCCAGGGAGATGGCCCCCACCATGATCCGGGCGTGAAACTCGTTGACGGTGGTCAGATCGCGCTCATTCTTGTTGCGTGCCTTTTCTAGACGGTCAAACATCAGCGTGATGATCTGACGGAGCGCGTTGTAGAGTCCCGCCGAGTTGCGTTCTGCCGCCGATGCCGCCTTCTGCTTGACTTCCTCATAGATGTCGTAGAGGTCTTCAATAAGCTGACGCTCGCGGTACAGGTCGGTGAGCACGCCACGGTCCTCGTAAAGCTGGCTCAGCCGGGTAGCCGCATCCTCGGGGCTCAGGCCGGTAAGCGCAGAAATCTCCTCCAGGCTCTTATTGGCATTGGCGAGGAGGAGTTTGTCCAGGTCGGTACGTTCGATGTCTCCCATGATATATAAGAATACCAGGAGATATACAAAAACCCCGGGCTGATAGGTCAGTGACCCACGCCAGGGGCGAATGCTATTCTAGTCTATCGTACTTTCCAGTAGGACATTTCCTTGGCGCGGATAATAAGCTCGCAGCTTAAAATACTCAGCGGGACAATCAGAAGCATTGATCCAGCGTAAATGAGTTTCTTCATTGAATCTCCTTGAACTATGTCGGTGCCCG